AATCCCGATTTATTTGGTTTATTCATTTAAAATGATTACGTTTGGCGCGTGAAAAATATTGAAGAGAGGCAACATGAAATTATCTGAATTAAAGACGAATCCAACAAATCCAAGAACTATAAAGGATGATAAGTTTAAAAAACTTGTTCAGTCTTTAAAGGACTTTCCAGAGATGATGGAAAAGAGACCTCTTGTCTGCGTCACGGATACAAGCGATGGCAAACTATATCCTTTGGGTGGTAACATGAGGTTAAAGGCTTTGCAGGAATTAAAATACAAAGATATTCCTGATAACTGGGTAATGATTGCTGATGATTGGAATGAGGAGCAGAGGAATGAATTTATTATAAAGGACAATATAGGGTATGGCGAGTGGGATTGGGAAGAGTTAGCGAATGATTGGAATGCTGATACGTTGGAAGATTGGGGATTAGATTTGACAGGTTTTGAAATTGATTCAGAAGATTTTGGAGAAGAGTTCAGTTTACCCGATGGAGACAAAGCACCTTTTCAACAAATGACCTTTACTTTAGCGGATGAACAAGCGGAACAAATAAAAAATGCAATAGCGGACATAAAGAAAACGGAGGAGTATAAATATGCCGAAACAATGGGTAATGAAAACTCAAACGGTAACGCACTTTATTTAATTGTAATGCAATGGGCAGAGCAAAGGAAATATTAGTTAAGGTAATACCTGCAAAGATTGCGGTCCCTTTTGTAAAACAACATCATTACAGTGGGACTGTAAGCAATACAAGTGCTTTACATTTTGGGTGTTTTTTAGACGATAAACTGCACGGGGTTATGAGTTTCGGAAGTCCTATGGATAAATCAAAAGTTTTAAACCTCGTACAACCATGTAAATGGAATGAAATGTTAGAACTAAATCGAATGGCGTTTGATGATTATCTGCCAAGGAATTCAGAGAGTAGGTGCATTTCCATTGCTATAAAATTGATAAAAAAGAATGCTCCACATATAAAGTGGATATTAAGTTTTTCAGATGCAGTTCAGTGTGGAGATGGAACTATATATAGGGCAAGTGGGTTCGTTTTAACTGGAGTAAAACAAAGCACCCAAATAATTGAAACCCCTAAAGGTGAACGTGTGACAAGGATGACATTAACGCAGGTAGGCAATCCAAAACGTGCAAGAATAATGCATGAATGTGGGATAAAGGACACTGGGGCAAGTTCGATAAGTTTATTTTTAAATGCAGGGTGTAAAAACATTGTTGGGTTTCAAAATAGGTACATTTACCTAATTGACAAGACTTGTAAAATAACCGTTCCTATTTTGCCATTTTCAAAGATTGATGAAATGGGCGCAGGGATGTATAAAGGAGAAAAAATAACACTTGCTGAAAGGCGAGATAACAATGCGGTGGAAGCACAAGAGAAGTGCGTCTGACATTCCAGTCAGAAGGTGGCGTTCGTAACGACCTCACCGCTCAAATAGTTGAAATATGATAGATGAATTAAAATATAAACAATTATGGCACAAATATACAACAAGGAAGATTTATTTGAGCAGGCAAAAGAAGCTATAAAAAATAATAATTTATTCTTCTTTAGTGATGTTACAGCTATGCTACCGTGCCACCATACCACATTTTATGAATATTTCAAACCTGATGGAGAGGAGCATGAAGAATTAAAGGAAATGTTAGAGGCGAACAAAATTAGAACAAAATCTTCAATAAGGGCAAAATTATTCAAGTCAAGCAAGGCGGCAGAGTTATTGGCTCTGTATAGACTTATTTGTACTCCAGAGGAGCACAGGTTATTGAACCAGCAGTATATTGAAAATAAGATAGAGGGAGGTTCAGGTATGACGATAAATTTTACTAACCACTCAACAAAAAAATAGGGAGCTTATGGATGTTGATATAAAGACAGGCACTATATTTTACAAGACCAAACAAGCCTTTGAGGATGGTAACAAAATTATCGTTCACAGGGGCGGTACTGGTTCAGGTAAAACCTATGATATTGTTCTGTTTTTATTCTCCATCGCACTAAGATTTAAGGATTTAATTATAACCATCGTTTCAGAATCCAAACCACACCTTGATATCGGAGCGATCAGAATTTTATCTAATGTTTGCAAGCCTTTGGAGTTATGGGGTAAATCGAGTTGGAACATATCCACTTCGAGATGGACCGCACCGACGGGCTCTATTATAGAGTTTTTCTCGGCTGATAGGATTGACAAGGCGTTAGGTGCGAGGCGTGACTACCTGTATGGCAATGAGGTTAATTCTTTGAAAAAGGATGTATGGGATGAATTGGCAAGGCGTTCAGAGAATGTCATTGCAGACTTCAACCCTACGGCTCAATTCTGGATGGAAAATTGGCTATCAAATTATGATAAGACTGTTGTAATAAAATCAAATTACACCGACAATCCTTTCCTTCCTGAAACGGAGCGTAACAGGATCGAGATGCGGGTTTCGAGGGATGAGAATTTCAAGCGGATACACTTTGATTGCGAATATGGCATTACGGAGGGGATTATATTTTCTAATTGGTATCAGATAGATAGGATACCTGAAGCGTTGGAAGAAAAAGCTATTTATGGGCTTGACTTCGGGTTCACGAATGATCCTACAGCTTTGATTAAAACAATTGAGACTGCTGACGCTTTTTATTTTGATGAATTAATTTATCAAACAGGGATGCTTAACTCAGACATCATTAAGAGGTTTGATAGTTTAGGGCTCAAAAAAAACTATGACGAAATAATAGCGGATAGCGCAGAGCCGAAGAGCATTCAAGAAATGTGCAATGCCGGGTATAATGTTAAGAGAGCGGTCAAAGGTCCGGACAGCGTTATTAAGGGTATTGACACTCTTTTAAGTAAGCCTATGTATGTTACTAAAAGGAGCGTTAATTTGATTAAGGAGTTGAGGGCGTATAGCTGGGCGTTGAACAAGGATGGTAATCCTACTAATAAGCCCATTGATGCCTATAACCACGCGATAGATTCATCACGCTATGCCGTTATGCATAAAATTAATAAGTTTGAATTTTCAATAGGATAAAGAAATATGAAGCTAAACAAAGAATATAAAAAATTATTAACGCTTGTGATGCTATCCCTTATAGCGTTGATGCTTATATATGTTTCAATTTCATTCATACAGTTGACATTTAATTTCGCGGATTGGTGGGTAGGTAGCAGACTTGCTATCATTATTTTATGGGGAGCAATTACGGTATTTATGGGAATAAATTTATATAGCGAAGATGATTAAAAAAGCATTTGGATTGAATAAACAACGAAGCAGTAAGGCGGCAGGTTCTACCTCATCTTTACAATTTTCGTTATATAATATGCCGTTGACATTGTATAATTGGGAGTCAAAAGATTTCATTGAGAAAGGCTATACACAAAATGGCAATGTTTACAAGATCATTCAAAAGATCATTCAGAAGTGCGCTGTTGCTAATTTAGAGTTATACATTGATACGGGGGATGATAAGGCACGTAAATATAGAAAGTATAGGAATAATAAATACAATGCCACACCGATAGAGCACGTTAAAAAACGGTTGTACACGAAAGCACTGGAATATGCACCTGAGGATAGTAGTTTGTTTAAATTACTTGAAACACCAAATCCATATCAAACATGGGTTGACTTATTCGAGTTGTTCAGGTTGTTTTACTTCGTTCAGGGTGAAGCATTTTTAATAAGGGAGACAGCACTAAATTCTGATATAGCATTAGAGTTATATGCCATTCCACCATCAAGAATGAGCCACGTTGTCAAGAATGATGAGATAGTGGCTTGGCAATATATGATGCCTGATGGCAGGTTGAGGACGTGGAGGGATGAAGATTTAAATAACGTTTTTCATCTTAAAATGAGCAATCCACTGTTTGACATCGGTGGATCACAGTTCAGGGGTTTTTCACCGCTTTTGGCTGGATTAAAATACTTGCAGCTTGATGACTATGCCATTGAAGCGTGGTTGAAGTCATTGCAGAACGAGGGGGCAAAAGGTATTAT